ATTGAAGATGGAGCAAAGATTAGCTCTGGGAGTAGGGTTAATTACAACTATGTAGATACAGATAAGTTGGAAAAGCTAGGGATAGCTCGATATGATACGAAGAAAAAGGAAGCTGGAGGTAACAATTTCATACGAATAGTTTCTCCCAGCTCAAAGGGTGCTTTTGCTATGCAGATTTCGAAGCATCAGAACGTGGGAGCAGATGGCAATACTTTTCTTTGCTTAGATAGGATGTTTGGAAAACCCTGTCCTGTTTGTGAGTATATAAAGGAGTTGAAAGCAAAGAATCCAAGAAGTCCTGAGATTAAGGACTTAGCAGCTAGTACACGATTTCTTATGTACGTTGTAGATACTTCTTCAGAAGCTACGATGGAGGAAGGAACTAAGTGGTTTGACTGTCCAATAACCATATATAAGAATGTGTGTAATCTGTCGAAGAATCGTAGAACAGGAGAACCAGTTGATCCTACAGATCCGGTGGATGGAAGAGACGTTGAATTTACTCGACAAGATGGAAAAAGAACTGATTATATAGGATTTGTCTTAACTTCAACAGATACAATCCCAGAGAGTTGGTACACAGGTCTGCCAGCCTTTGATGATATATTGCTTGTTCCGACTTATGATGAAGTTAAAGCCGCACTATCAGGAGTTAAAGCTACGGCAGAAGATGAAGGAAAAGTGGAAACTAAGACTACTACTGAGGATTCAGGAACTAGAACCAGATCTAGAGTTCGAGGTTCGTCTGGTGCAGAAGCAGAGCAAAAGAGTTCTGTTGAAGCAAAGTTGAATGAGGTAAAGGATCGTAGGCGAAGAGCGAGGGAGGAAAGTGATGGAGTCTAAAGAGAGAGAAGATTATTTAGATCAGCTAAAGTTATTCAAAGCCAAGCTTCCTATTGATCAGTTCAAGTTAGAGGTAGAGTGTGCTGAACAAGCTATGCTTTATGATGAGGTTGGAGAATGGGTTTCTGAGATTAAATCAAAAGCGAGAGTAGCTAAAGATCATGTTGACTTCACCAAAGCAGATTTATCATTGAAGATAAGAAAAAGTCCCGAGACGTTTGGTTTGGTAGGTAAAGTTACTGAAGGATGTATTGATGCTGTTATCACTGTAAGTGATGAGTATCAAGGAGCCATCAAAGAATCAATGGAAGCAGATAAATTTGCCTATGATGCTTCTATTCTCTTGGCTTCAGTAGAGCAGAGGAAATCTATGTTGAGGGATGAAGTTCGCTTGTTTGTATTCGGCTTTTATAACTCTACAGATGTAATTCCTCAAGAGGATTGGAAAAAAAGTGAAGCTGCAATCACGGCGCTGAGAAATGCTAAAAAGGAAAATGAGGGAGATATTTCTCAGGAAGATGATGTTGGAGAAGTGTAGTTTTTAGAAGTCAATGTTTAAGATTTAGACGTGAGGTGATAATTGGAATATGGTGGGCATTTAGTCGTTCTGATTCTTCCAGGGTGTGCTCTTTTAGATAGTCAGTAATTAGAAAGGTAATTGAATGAGTCCAAAAGAAGCTTCAAATGAAGTAGAAGAAACAACTAAACTAACCTCTAAAAAGGTAAATCTCCCTCCTGTGAAAGAGTTCCTTCCAACTGGATGTTCTGTTTTAGATTTTGCTATTTCTAATAGATTCCCAGGAGGGATTCCTACGGGCAGAATCGTTCACGTATTTGGTGCAACGAGTACTTGCAAAACTGTGTTAGCCACAACAGTATGTGGATCCGCTCAAAGAAGAAAAATGAAATCTTATTATGGAGATATTGAACACACTCTAGATCCAGCATTTGCAGAAATCTATGGATTGAATTGTAGTGATAATAAGACGTTTGAAGTGTGGCCAAGAATTTCTGATTTGAATAAGGATGATAAAGTTACCATTGAAACATTTTTTGATAATTGGGTTTCAGGTATAGTTACTAAAGATAAAGGTAAAAAGTTAGTCATAGATCCGAAGATTATTGTAGTAGATAGTGTTACAGCTTTGCCTAGTGAAGTTGAACTTAAAGAAGATATGAAAGATGGATCCTATGGAACTTCCAGAGCTAAGCAAATGTCGAGAGGATTTAGAAAGTATATATTTGCTTTGGCAGAGAGTAATACCACTTTGTTCTGTATTGATCAAACTCGAGATAACATTGGATCGTTGTATAAGAGTGAAACTACTTCTGGAGGCAGAGCACTTGAGTTCTTTGCATCGGTGCAGCTTTATTTGAAGATGGACAAGAAAGTAGAAAATTCATCTGGAACTGCAATTGGACATTGGGTTAAGTTTGAGGTAAAGAAGAATAAGGTGGCTCCTCCTTTTAGAAGCGGAAGATTTCGAGTTTTATTCGATTATGGGCTTGACAACACGGGAACTAATCTCTACTTTATTAGTGAACTCCAGAATGGAGAAAGGGAAGCTAATAAGAAAACTACTAAGATCGAGCTTTGGAATGAGAAGCATACGTATTCTACTTGGATTAAGAAGATAGAGGATGAGAACTTAGAGGACAAACTCGATGAAGAGACTTGGGCTTTATGGAAGGAGAAGTATAAATCCGAACCAAGGAAGCCTAGAGTTTGGGGTTAGGAGTAAGAAGAGATGAATATAGTAGCTATTGATCCTGGACTTAGCGGGGCTATCGCTGAATTGAATGAGAAAGGTGAAATAGTTCATTTGATTGATATGCCCGTTCTTTCTTACAAAAAAGGCAAAAAAGTTAAGCGAGATTACGATGTTGGAGCTATAAGTGGTTTCTTTACTCTTATGTTAAAAGAAAGAACAGTTTTCATAGAGAAGATGCAATCAATGCCTCCTGGTTTCCGCGTGCAAGCCTCTTTTGGGCTTGGGTACTGTCAAGGCTTGTTTGAAGGAATACTATCAACTTTGGGAATTGGTTACGAACTTATTATTTCAAAAGAATGGAAGAAGCATTTTAGTATAACACCGGACAAAGGAGATGGAAAAGCTCAATCATTTCAGATAGCAAGTAGATTGTTTCCAGAAGCAGAACTAAAGACAAAGAGAGGTAGAATTCTAGATGGACGAAGTGATGCACTTTTGATTTGTGAATATGGAAGACGTAAGATTTTTGGTGGTTGGCCACAGGTTAAGCAATAAGGAGTTAGTTATGCCTAAAGTTGGATATAAGAGACGAGTTCGATTAACAAAAGAACGAAGAAAACAGAAAAAATCAAAGGGGTTAAAACATGGCAATTAGATACATACTTAAAAACAAAAGAGGGAATTATTATAGTGGACATGGAAAGACTGGATTTTCTAAGGATATTAGTAAAGCAGCAGTATTGTGGAAATCACGAAAAGATGCGGAAGATATGCTCTATGAAAACGGCGAATATGTGCAAAAAGTGGATATTACAATTACTGAAGTAAACTAAGAACTCAACATTATGATTAAGAATATAACCTTAGAAAATTTCAAAACTCACAGAAATACCACATTAACTTTCTGCTCGGGCATCAATGTTATAACAGGTGAGCCTGGGCATGGAAAGACGAACATTCTTCTAGGTCTGAATTGGAATGTTAATAATAGACCCTTAGGTGGAAAGATTATCAGAAGAAGTGAGAAGGATGCAATGGTAAGTGTTTGTGTGGGAGAGGATAATGAAGAGTACACAGTAGTTCGAAAGAAAGATCAATCAGAGAATTCTTATACTCTAATCAAGGATGGAGAAGAACTTGCAACATTTACTTCCTTCGGAACTGAACCTCCCAAAGATATTAGTGATGTTTTTAATCTTTCGGATCTAAATGTTCAGAAACAACTGCAACCTCATTTCTTAGTTTTTGATCCCCCGGGCCAGATAGCAACTTATGTGAGATCTGTTACAAAATTAGATGAGATAGATCGAGCTACTAAGTTGTTAGTAAGCAAACTCAGATCTGAAAAATCTAAATTGTCAGATTTGCAACTTGATTTGGAAACTACTAATGCACAGTTGTCAGAACTTTCTAAAATAGATTTAGCAAAACTTGAAGATATGCTTACAAAATCTAAAGATACTTTAGCTGAAAGATCTAAACTACAAAACGAAAAAGAAAAGTTGGAAAGCATACTTTCAAGTATCAAACAACTGGAGAAGTTCAGGATATGTTTGCCTGACGACATTGAAGAGAAGTTAGAAAAAATAGAAAATTGCTGTTCTAAATTTAACGAAATCAAAGAGCAGATTAAGAAGTTTAGGTCTTGTGTTGATGCAGTAGAGAAGCTGGAGAAGGTGAAGATTAATCTTCCTGAAAATACAAACGATCTACTTTCTTCTGTAGATACTGCACTAGTTAAGTATAATAAATTATATAACGATGCGGAGTTACTTCTTGATTTATCTGAAAGAGTTCAGGATGTTAATGGTAAAGTAAGTGAGTTAAGCAAACAGGTAGTTCAATTCCAAAAAGAAGAGAACGAACTCATGAAGAATCTTACGATTTGTCCT